TAATACGAGAGTTTGGATTGTTTCTCGTTTTAGCACTACTTCTTTTTAACTGACCAGCAGACCTAGCACAATAACTTTTTCGTCTTTTTGCGGCAGCACTACCTTTTTTAACTTTACCAGTTACGGCAGTCTTTAATTTAGAGCCAGGGTTTTTTCGACGATAAGCAGCAACACCTTTTTTGGTCATACCGGCACCAGATTTAGTTGATCGGTAATTACCACCTTTACCAGTGGTTCTTCTAATAGGTTTTTCTTTTCTTTGTGCCATTATTTTTTAGATGTTTTTCTAACAGCCCTAACAAGACCAACTCTACCTAGTGGGTCTTTGTTTTTTGCTTTTGGTTTAGCTTTAGTTTTAGTCTTTTTTTCTTCAGCCATGTTTGCCTCCTAATTTCTTTGAGATAAATCTCTTAATCGTTGAACATCAATTGACTCTTGAACTCTTTCTTTATTAAGTTTTTCTAGTTCAACAGCAATTCTTGACGCTGCCATTTCTTCTTGAGCGTCTATTCTTTCTCTCGCAACTTGCGTTCTTTCATTAGCTGTTTGTTGTGCAATATCATTTCTTTGTGCAGCTAATTGATTGTTTAGTTGATCTTGTTGAGCTTTCAATACAGTATTTGTTTCAAACTCTTTTGCATCTTGTTGTAAGCGTGCACCCTGTAATGCTAACTCTTGTTTTCGTATTTCTACAAGTGGGTCTTCATTATCCGCAGGTGCAAGAACCTCAGATAAATTTGCAGCTAACTCAGCAATGCGTTGAGCAACTTCATTTTCTATTTCTACTTGTATAGCTTGCATAGCTTCTTCTGGAATTTGTCCATTATATTGTTGCTGTAATTCTTGCAACTTAGGTCCAAATTCTGCTTCAACTAATTCTCTAGCTTGTAACGCAACATGCTCATATATATGTGAAGTTAAAAGATTAATAACATTTATATTAGCCATGACAGCAGGTGTTCGCATAAATGTTAAATGTGCCTCAATATGTGCTTGATGGTCTTGTTTTGGAAAAGCCTGTAGTCCCTGCCCTTGTAGAGCTTTAGCATTTTCAATAGCAGGGTCTTGAGGTTGAGGTTGTGGAGGAGGTGGTAATACTTTTTCAATATTACGCACGCCCAATGCTTCGTACATTCTTTTATACGCTTCATACATTCCAGCTGGTCCATGAACTTGTGGGTTCGATTGCACGAGCTGTAAACTTGTTTGAGCAATGGCAATTCTTTGAGCTGTTGAAAAGATGTTAGGGTCTGATACAGGCATAACATCAATTCTGTCATCAAAGTCTGATTGCTTAATATTTGGATCGCCACCACTTACTTCATATGGATATGCTGGTGGTGTGTAATCACGGAAAAGATTTGCTAGAAGATTAAATTCTATCTTTTGTGCATAGTGTAATCTTTTGTGAATAGCTGACATAATTTTTGTGCCACGCTCTAACATAGCAACAGTCGATCCTACTGGTGCACTGTTCTGTTCAGCTAACGGCATGTCGGCAACGGACGCAAATCTCTTACCGCTCTCAACAATAATGCCAAGTAACTGTAGTAAAGTTCCAGATGGTTCTTTAAATGGTAGTGGTATAATAGACGCTCTCAAGTCTCCGCCAGGAGCATCAATATCTCTAAACTCACCAGGTTGTAATGGGTCTGATTCATCTCTAACCCTAATACCTCTAGCTTTAAAACCAGCTGGTAAGTTTGCTAATGTTCCAGCGTCGATAAGCTGACGCAGAATAGATGTAGCAGAACGAGATAAGTTACCAATAATATGCGGTAAACCAAATCCGTAGAATCCTAGACCAGGTAAAAATTTGTAATGTACAAAATATTGGTTAGGATTTTTCTGTGGGTCTTGCTCTTCATAGTTTCTTCTAATAGCAAGTATGTTAGATGAACCTACATCAATAGTAATAATGTAAGGTAATTTAATTCCTGTTGGTTCTCCGTTTTGTCCAACATCTTCAAAACCTTCTAAGTCTAAGAAAGTATGTATCTCATAAATTTCTAATTCATCATCTTCGTAAGTCATTGTTGCAGACTCACCAGATACTTTCTCCATAGTCTCTTCTAAATCAGAATAGACATGTGTTGGTCTGACGGGAACATCTCTGTAGATACCAGCAACTTGAAGTTTACGAACTTCATTTCCTGTCATCTTCAGTCTATGTGTTAGCCTAACAGCATTCGCAAGATCGACAGAACTGTAAGGAACAATAATGTCTTCACTAGGAACGAAGCGAGCCACGGGTCTTTGTTTCGTTTCATCGTAATAAACCTTCTTAAAAGCTGATCCACTTAAAGGTAGATAGAATAACAACTGGTCAAGTTCTGGATCGTACTCTTCCATGTTGTAGCAAATCTGATAGTTCATATAATCTTGAACTCTTTGTGCTTGTTGTTCTGATTGTGGGTTAGGTTCGCCAATAATATTTACACGCACGGGTCCACCCGCAGGTAGTAATTCTTTATAGGCTTGTGCTTGGAACTGAGTAACGCTTTCAGCTAAAACAGGATGAGTAACACCAGAAGCTCCCTCAAATGGTTCACTTCTCTCATCTTCCTCTACACCTAATAAATTTAAACCCTTCTCATAAATCTTTTCCCAGTCTTCACGAGCATCAATGTCGCTTTCTACTGCACTTAATAAATCAGAAGATATTGGACCTAATACACCTTCTTCAACATACTCTGCTAAATTAGCGTCAAAAGGAATTTGTTCAGACATCATTTGTTCTTCTGCAAATTGTCCTACTTCTACAGAACCATCTTCTAGTTCTGTCATTTCGCCGCTTGCTAGAGCCTCTGCAAGAGCAGGGGGGACTTCAGCAGTGTCAATAGGATTTCCTTCAATAGGAAGTTCCTCTTCTTCTGGACCACCTTGTCCAAATGGATTCTCAGCCATGTTATTTCCTTATATTAAAAAGCACCTTCAAATTTACCGCCCTTAGTTGCAGCACCCATACCTCTTGCAGTACCGCCACCTGGACCTTCAGGAACTTTTACTTCAACTTCACCTTTTTCTTTTTCAATTTTAGGTGTTTTAAGTTTTTCTATTATTATTTCTTTTGACATCAATAATACTCCTTTTGACGAGGACGATCTTCGTCCCAGATTTCATCGCTTGGGTGTCTAACAAATCCACCTTCACGAAACCGTAGTATAGCCTGAGACATCGAATCTACCAAGTCATCATTGTCTCCAAATGGAAAAGAAGCACATTCTTCTGCCATCTCATCCGCCCACTGAAAATCAGGTCGCCATACAAGACCAGATTCAAACATCGGGGCACAGGCATGGACTCTCGAAACTTTATCTTGTCCAGAGCGTCGACCACCTGGTGTAAAATTTATAACAGGAATCCCCATATTTCTCAACTCTTGAGTTAAAGGAAGTCCAGAAGCCTTAGCCTCTATCAAAACTATATCAGGTTTATGATCAGAATACGATTCCATAGCTATCTTTTTTAACTCAGGAAATTCCCATCGACCTTTACAGCAATCTAATAAAATAATACTAGGGCCGTCATCTTCGTTAGGATAAAATACACCCCAAGTACTAATAGCACTGTAGTCAGCAGTTTCTGATTTTAAAAACGCAGTATCATATGATTGCAATACATATTCACATTCTGGCGGCTCATCATCTTCCCACATTTTCCACCATTCTCTTTTAATAATAGCACCTTCTTCCATTGTTGGTTGCTGTAACCACTGAGCATTCCATTTAGAAATTGGTAGGGAAGTTTTAACTTTTAATAATTCTTCCTCAGACCAGAAGTTAGGCCATAAAACATTGCCGTCATCAAATATTGCAGGGAACTCTACAACCTCCCAATGATCTGCATTCTCTTGTCCTTGTTTTTTTAACACCTCTGCTGTCAAATCTTTCGTAGACCAACGCGTCATAACGACAACAATAGAACCGCCTGGTTGTAATCTTTGTCGTGGACCAGATGTATACCACTCATAACAGTTTTCCATAGCCGATGGTGATAACGCATCTTGCTCAGAATGAGGGTCGTCAATAATAAGGAGGTCAGCACCACGACCTGTAATCGCTGCACCAACCCCCGCCGCAAAATATTCACCGCCCGCTGTAGTTGCCCAACGCCCAGCGGCTTTAGACTCGGGCGACACTTTTGTATCGGGAAAGACGGTTTTATAATCTGGAGTATCAACAAGCATTTTGCACTTACGACCGAAACCTGTAGCAAGTTCGGTTGTGTGTGTTGCTTGAATAATTTTTAATTTAGGATTAAGTCCTAACATATAGGATGGAAAATAAATTGATGCGAACTCAGACTTTGTATGTCGAGGTGGCATATTAATAATTAATCTTTTTAATTTTCCTGTAGCTATGTCTTGTAATTTTTTTGCATAAATTTTGTGATGGTTGCCTTCAATAAAATCGGGCCACATTTTTTTTACATAGGTTAGGAAGTTATTTTTTGCTGCATCTTTTTCTTCCAAGAAATTTAATCTCTCTTGTAACTGGAGAGCGTAACGAATTTGTTCTTCGTCTAAACTGCTATAATCTACTTCTGCTTGCGTCATGTATTCTCGATACCCATAACATTAATTCTGTGTCTGACATATTATGTTTCATAATATTTACTGCCCAACATACTAAACGAATATTTTCTTTTTTGTAACCTATATCATTATCTATTCTGTCTATTGAAATATTCGTATATAATTTTTTTCCGGTGCCATCTCTTTTATGTGTCATCTTAATTCCACTGACTTGACACTTACCTTTACACTTTAACCATATATCTAAAATATCTTGCCAGGACAAGTCCCAAGATTTTTCTCCTTTTCTCTTTCGAGCAGATCGTAATTGTGTGAAATTTCTTCTTAAAAATTTTATTGGGTCTTTATTAGCTTTATCATTGCGAAATTGCATATTACATTTTCGACAACGCCGTCGGTAGCAAGGAGACCCATTCCTTGAAAACATTTTTTCAAATGCTGTAATGGGTTTCGTCACTTTGCATGTATTGCACTTGCGTGAACTCTCCATAAATTCCTACATATAGTAGGTTTGACATTTATGCAACTAAATATTGATTATATGATCTGTAATACACATAAAAACATAGTTGAAACACAAATAAATGTAATAAAATTAAGCATTTAACACCCTTTAATTAATAGTGTTATATACCTATTTCTTCATTAATCAACTCAATATAGTGAATAAATACTATTTATTTTGGTAATATTAGCCAGTAAGTACAAAAATTACTGCTATTACTCCAATTACGAGCACTGGAACAAGCCATTTTGTTGAAAATGGTTGTTTTTCAGCTACATAAGCCTCATTACCAGGAGTCCCTGGATCATCAGCGATGTAGTGGCCAAGTTTATTCCTAGCTCGTTTCTTAATTGGTGATTTTTTTGTAGTTTTTTTAGTTTTAGCCTTTGCCATTTCTTGCCTCTCTTATTTTACGCATTCCACGCTGACCAAACCAGAACGAAATTACGGTTGAAAACAAAATTTTCGTCTCCTCGTCCCAGCTATTTAATATAGCTTGAGTCACATCATCTCCTTCTTGTACTGCAACATAGACAGCTAACCCTTTAATGGTAGCAAACAGTATAAAAAAGAAATAAGTAACGACGGGTCGCACGGATGCTTGTAGTGCAGATATAAAAGAAGACTTATTGCTTCTAGCAAGTTCAGCAGCATGTTCGTAGATAGAACGAGATTCTTCTACATCTGCTGCTGCGTCGAGTTCTTGGAGTTTTAATTGACTTAGAACCTCGGCGTGCTTCGCCTGAGCCTCCAATAATTTTAATTGGTGACGATTTTTTTGCCCCTGCTCGAAGAATCCCAAGAGCGTGGGGAGAAATGAAGTTCCGAAGCCCAAAAGACTTCCAAAAAGTGACAGCATTAAATCTCTCCTTTTAATCTAAGGCTTACATAATAGATAAAAACTACATTAATTGGCAAGAGAAAAAAGAACATGGGCCAATCTGCCATGAATATATACTGCAAACCACAATATAGAGAAAATACTCCACATATGTAGAATATTATCTTGAGAACCTCAAGAGCGTGATCTGCCATTTTGTCCATAATCTACTCGTCGGTAGATTTAGTGGAAATCTGTATGTCTATTTCTTGTGACTCTGGAATATTTGCTGAGATATTAATTGCAGAACTTGCACATCCAGCTAAAACCACGACCAAAAGAACTAAAAATAAATTTTTCATTGTTAACCTCTTGTATATTTTTATACAACTTTATTTAACGATTGTTAACTATTAATTATGTTAAAAATATGTTCCGAAGACATTGATGTCTGGATAGTTTTGAAGTTGAGGAGGATTCCTTAGTCCACGAAGGTATTGACTAAAGTTGTTTATTTTTTCCATAGCTATTGGATTTTGAATATTGTTATTAGTTTCTGGAGTAGGCGGCACCGGATTACCTTGTGGTAATGGCGGTGGAGTTCTTTGTGCAAACATATTTTGTGGAGGCATCATATTATGCATTGGAACTTGTGCCATTGGCGGCATAGGAGGTCTAGTCGCCGGATGCATGTTTGGTTGTTGTTGTAACACTTGACCACCACGACCAGGATTAAAAGCCTGCCCCCCACTCATTGCATGGTTCAAGGGACCCTGCTGAAATGGTTGGTTCATATTAGGTTGTTTAGGCATGTTTGGATTAAAATTCATGGATATATATTATAATTTTTTTTTAAAAAGTCAATCGGAGTCCCTTTAGGGACCCAAAAAGTTAAAAGTTATTTTCGTTAGGCATAAACAGGGCTCAGCTTCGCTGAGCCTTTAGAGTAAAATCGATGGGTAGGGGTGTAAATAAAAGGTATCCCTGAGCAATTTAGAAGCTCAGGGAACCTGCTTTTCTATGGTATCCAGCGACCAGTGAAGGCATAGTGAACCAGTCTGAAGAACCAAGCCAACAATCCGACTGCTGTGATAATTGGTAATATGAATATAAGTAAATCAATCATAATGTTAATGGCGGGGG